ACTGCTTGCGACATGACACATAAACAAAGACTTACCAACACCAGTGCCAGCGAGAGCAATATTGAGTGTTTTATTTGGAATCCCACCTTTTGTAATACGGTTAAAAAATTCCAAATCAAACGGAATCTTGTCCTCTTTCTTATGGTAAAAGTCAAATCGTTCTTGGTAGTTCTGTAAGTAGTCATGACCTACATGTTGATCGAATGATACACCTAATGCATCACTTAGTATTTGTGGAATAGCTCCCTTATCTCTCTTCTCATCCTGACCGTCAGCGATCTTGACACTCTCCATAAGCGAGAGATAAATCGCTCTCTCCTGACACCACTTCTCTGTCGTGTCAACGATCCATTCAAAGTCTGTTTCCTCCTTTGATAACGCACTCAGTACCTCCGTAACATCTTTAAACTGATCTTCAGATAGATCAGTACGTTCTTGGCATTCAATTCCTAAAGCATTCAAAGAAGGTAACGCATTATAGTTACCAACATACTCATGTATCTCCAAGAAGATTATTTTATTAGTCTTCGTAGTAAAATAATCTGACTTAAGGAAAGGTATTACCTTACGAGTATACTTTTCATTGTAAATTAAATTACTAAGGATAGTAACTTCTAAATTCATTCTAAGTAGTGGAGATAAGATCCGATAATGTATTTGTCGTTTGACCTTACAGGAAGACCTGCATGTCTGTACTGCCAGTTGGCAGGGAACACAAGTATTCTACCTTGTTTTGGTTGAATTGAAAAGTCTAATCTAGGAAAATTTGTTTCTCCACCTTCTTCAACAGTATTTAAGTATGCAAAAATGACAACAAAACGACGTGCAGAACCATAATCCTGTACATCTACATGATCTTTAAACTGATCATATTCATTAGCCTCATACCGTTTCAAACGATACTCCTCAAACGTATACTTAGTAGGAAAATCCTTAGCAACATCTAAGTCTTGCATATAAAGTTCAACAGCATCTATAAAAGTTTCTGTTAAAACTTTTTGAGGTTTCATCCATAAAGGATCCTCTGCTTTATATTTCTTAGATATATTAAGTTCATGAAAAGTAGGTCTCTGTTCCCTATTAATATAGGTAGTACCTGACTGTTTGTATGCTTCAATAATCTCTTGACACAAGTCATCATTAAGTAAGTTATCATAACACTTAATGTAATCGGTTAGTTTAGTTACCATATTTAAACTCCTTGGATGCACATTCGTCTAATGCTTGCATTAGTTCGGGGGTAAAGTATTTTTCTGGGTCGGCAAGAATTGCAGAAGGATAAACATTAGACCCACCAATACTAATGCGGTTGCCCTTTCGTTCAAATACTCCATGCTTCTCACCCAATTCCAATAGTCCGTAATACTTGTCCAGTCCTGTGTCATAATAAAGTCTTACCTCTACTTGATTGTTCTCTTTAGTTAATCTAGCTTTAGCTGTTTTGCATTTAATAATATTTCCCACAACCTCTTTACCATCCTTTTCTTTCTTCTTGCTAAGATATATGATTGTGCTTGCTGCGTATTTAAGTCCACTTCCACCTCCCATTTCTTTTGTAGGAATATACGCACCTACTACATCATATGTATGGTTGGTAACCAACATTGGGACGTTTGCTTTACCTAATTTAAGAGTAAGAACCCTAAAGATTGACTTAACAATCTGTGCTCTAGTCATGTCACGAGTCTCTTTACCTGCTTCAGCATCCTCAACTTCCTTAGTTGTAGATAACATACCAAGAGAATCTAAAACAAACATTAAGGGTTTTCTCTGATCAACAGGTTGTTCTAAATATTTGTCTAATATTCTGATAGATTGTGTTCTAAATTCTTGTACTGTAGTGACAGGAACAATCATCATACGAGAAGAGTCTATACCCCTCTCTTCTATCTGCTGTTTACTTAATGCACTCTCAGACTCAAAATAAATAACGCCAGCATCAAGATTAGATTCGAGGAAATGCTGTACAACACCAAGACAGAAAAATGTTTTGCCAGTACTTGACTCACCTGCAATAGCTGTGATCTTGTTCCCTGGAATACCTCCGTAGATGCTTCCTGATACAAGTCCGTTAAAGATATACGAACCTGTATCGATAAAATTACTAGTGTCACCAGCAGCGACACCATCACTAACGAGAGAAGCGTACTCATTACCTATCTCCTTTACTACATCCTGTAAAAAACTCATGGGGTCTTCTTAAATAATTTTGTAATGTAATTAGAACGTTTCAAAGCACGTTCAAACCATTTGGCTTCGTCTTCATCAAAAAATTCTTTCTCCTCTGGCATAGCACCAGCACCAAAAGCTTTTTGATATTCAACAATGTATGTGGTCATCCGAATAGGAACTCCAAACTAGCAATTTTTTCTGGCTTCCATCCGATTGTATCCATAATGACTTTGATTGGTTCAAGAAAACTCTTGCTGAATTGTAAGTCATAGTCTACCTGTTTGTCAAGCCCAAACTCTGTAGGAAGAGTTTGTAAATAAGAAATTACATTCTCTCCTATCTTGTTAGGGGTCTTAAGATAAACAAATTTAATCTTTTCACCATCCTGTATTAAAGGATACTTATGTGTTAGATCGTTCTTCTTATTATAATGATTAAACAGCAAAGCACCACGCACATGTATGGGTGTTCCTTTACTGTATATACTGGATGGGTTTGCCCACTTATTTATTCCATTGCATCCTCTAGGGAATGAGATATCTTCAACAGGTAACTGATCAAAATTTTCTCTAAAATCTTTAATAAACTTCTGTGCTTCTTCCTCACCCTCATTCATAATCACTGTCAAACACTCCTTAATCTTATCTCTACATGCACCTGGTGTGGATGATTTAACACACTCTATACCCATAACCTTTAACTTAGGTTCAGCATATTCAACACCCTCACTGTTCCATACATTAAGGATGTATCTCTTCTTGGCAGTCCATATACCTTTGTTAGCAATGTTCTCCCTCTTCATTATCATCTTCTGGTCGTACGCTCCAACGTAGTCGGCCATTTCTTGATAAGAACTTTCAATATAAGGCTCAAGTTTAGTTTCACACACCTTGTCAAGGAACCTAACAATGCTCTTATTAACTTTCTCTCTCCCCTTGTATACACTTTCAACCAAAGGACCAAGGTTGAGGTAGATACTATCAGTATCACTGGCAATAACATAATCTTCTCCTTCAGTTTTAAGTACCGTGTTAAGGTACTGATTCATTTTGTTTTCAATCCAACGGATGCTAACCTGCCCACTAAGAGTAATCGCCTCAGCGTTTGCCAAGTTGTAATATCTAAAGTACTGATTTCCAATGGCTCCATAAGCTGAATTGAGCTGTATTTTTCTAGCCATTTGGATGTTATTGAATTTACTAATATCTTTTTGTAACTTAGTAGAGGGACTTTTTTCATAATCCCTCTTTGCTTGGAGCATGGCCTTTTTATAAATCGTACGTTCATCATAGATCTTCTGCATTATTTTTGGTAGGAATCCATGTACATCCTTACGGTACTGAGCACCGTTAGCACACACGGCAAATTTACAATTACTAAAATCGATCTCTTGATTTAAGATCCTCTCAACGCTCGCACTGGAATGTCTAGTCTCCCAGAGGGTCTCTGGTGAGATATTGTACTGCATAATAAGGTGAGGATACAAGCTATTGAGGTCAAAAGAGACAACCCAATCATAGCGTCCTGGTTTCGGTTCCTTGACATAAGCACCTGCGTATTTTTCGTCTTTCTTAGATCCCTTTCGGGGTGGTACAACAATGTTCTTATCACTTAAGTAATTGTAAATGATAGTGTCCCACATGCGTACCTGAGAATATACATCCTCGAAGTTTGCCTTGGCATCATAAGCCATTGTTATGGCAAGTTCCAATAACTTCATCTTATCTTCCAATCTGTCAATCAACTCAACGTCTTGGATGTTGTACTCGATAAACTTCTGCCAATCAGATGTATAAAAATCTTTAAAGTTATCATACTCACTATGATCAACCTTACGCTGACCTAGTTCAACAAAAGCGATATGATCGAGTCTGTATGATTCCTGGTTACTATAAGTAAACTTACGATAAAGGTCGAGATAGTCAAGAATGTTAATCCCAGACACATCATAAGCATAATTTTTACGTCCTTGTACATATACTTCTCTTTCGTTTGCTCTATTCCAAGGTGATAATGACTTCATCCATTTTTCACCCAACGTCCTATTTACCCTACGTGCAATATAAGGTACATCATATAGATTTACGTTCCATCCTGTAAGAATATCTGGTGTGTTATGCACCCACCATTCAATAAAGTTCCTAAGCATATCCCTTTCAGTATCAAAGATAAATGCCTTGACACCATCAGGTACTTCAAACTCTCTAACAGCCCATACAAAAAATTCTTTCGATACCATATCCTTAATGGTAATAGAAAGCATCTCTTCTGCTGCTGCTTCTACATCAGGGAATCCATTTTCACATTGAACCTCAATGTCCAATGCAAAGATTCTCATCTGATTGATACTATAATCAACTTCACCTGGAAACTCACGTCTTATATACTGATATACAAAACGTTCATATCCATGTACTTCAAATCCCTCTACACCATCATACTTTTTAATAAATTCTCTAGCATCTCTGGCAGTTAAAAACTCCATAGGAGCAACTGATCTACCATCAAGTGTCTTATATCTCTCATTCTTTTTAGAAGGAACATATAAAGTAGGAGAAAACTTAGTACGAAATTGTACTGGAGTTCCATCCTGATATCCTCTATAGAGGATAGTGTCGCCAGCTAGTTGAATGTTGGTGTAGAACTGACTCATTTACTGTTGTATAACTTGACCAAAGTTGGACTTGGATCTAGTATACTCATAATTGTATCAGAAGTCAAGAAGACATCACGTTGAGATGTGAAAGAAGGAAACGGTTTAATCTCTTCATCAGAAACTATCTCATAACATCCCTCTAAAAGGATACTAGGTTCCTCATCTAACTCAGTCACCTTCCCTAACAGATATTCCGATCTCTGTTTCAGCAGTATCACTTTCAACTGCTGTTGCATCATCTCCTCTTCCACGTGTAGCCTCCACTAATTGATTGTACTTGTTAATGATTTCATCATGCGTTTCATATGCAGTGACTACCTCATCTAATTTAACCATAATCCTATCTTCTTTACAGAAGGGAGCAAAAGGTTCAAATTTTATTTCTGGTTTAGAAATTTTATTTATTTCTCCACCACCTTCGATTTCAATATCAGGATTAGGATCAACTAGATAAAGATAATAAGCATTAACTAGTTGAAAAGCAACTGGTTTCTCAGTATCATCTTTAGTAGTAACCTCAAATAAATCACAGATAACGTCGTCACCGCTTCTGGTTCTTACGACTCTTACGCTCATAGTTTCTCCTTTGTATTTCGTTAATAGATTCTTTGATTATATCCTTGAGTATACGTGACTCAGGAACATTTTTTTCTTCGGCAATAGGTCTGACATAGCGTAATAGTTCTTCAGTATAACTTGAAGGTACATCAACTGTCAAGAGGTCAGATTCACCACCATGATTATTTGGTTTCAAATTTAAATAGACATTCATTTAAGTCTCCATATAAAAAGAGACCCTTCAGGTCTCTTTTGTTGTACATTATATATGCTGGTAATAGTCATTAGTTTTCATCATATCAGGTAGTATTTTTTCTACAGCACCATATACTTTATTGCAATGATCCTCAGTCTGTTTGTATAAACCATATCCTTCAAGCTCTTGTCTTGCTATATCTGAATCTAACATGTTCATACCTATAGCAATATGATACCACAATGGATTACCCATAGCATGAAAATTATTACTCTTACCAATAATAAAATCTGTAGTACGAGGCATCCTATACTTCCATATATCTACAAGTCTAGTTAATCTAGGACTCCATCTTTCTGGACTAGAAGATTGTATCCAGAAATCAGTATCCCTCCTACGTGAAATATAATGAAAGACGATAAAGTCTTTTAAATTATCCCACATATATGCCATGTCTTCATTGTATTGATCTTGAATAGACTGAACATTTAAATCTAAAGTTGGTTTAAAATAATTAGATAACCATTGAGCAATCTGCATGACAGTGACATGTATAGAAGTTGCTTCTAATGGTTCAAGGAACCCACTAGCAAGACCTGTAGCAATAACATTCTTACACCATTGTTTTTTTAATCTACCAGAATTAAATTTGATATGATTCAATACATCTACAGGTTTAATCTCTTCATATGCCTTATCTTTATCAACAAACTTACTACTGTATACATATCCACATCCCATTCTAGTTTGTGTTGGAATCTCCCACTTCCAACCATACTTTAAAGCATGGGCATGAGTATATCCTTTAATAGTTTCATCCTTATCATACTCTCTATTATAAACTATTGCACTATCAACTAACAACTCATCTACATAA